AATCCTACTCATGAGACTAATGAAAATGAGGATTTAGAGTTTATTCAAACTTATCAGGAATTTGCTGAAATGATTGGTGTGTCACAATGTCCCGAAGACCAACTTAGCCACTGGGTTTTAAGAGTTATCTTTAATAAAGAAAAGATGATGAATAAAAACATTTATCTGGCTGATATTCAAGATGTTATTCAAAGAAATGATAATGAAAATGATATTCAATGCACATTCTCAGATGATAATGCTAAAGAACTTATTATGAGAATTAGACCACGCGAAGATAGCTACGATGGAGATTATCTTGGATTCTTACAAGAACTTGAAAAAATATTAATGAGCATTACCATCAGAGGTATCCCTAATGTCGAAAAAGTTGAACCAGAAATGATTAAACGCGTAAAATACAATGAAGACGGTAGCTATTCACAAAGCAGTGAATGGTATCTTATTACATTAGGCGTTAATCTACTTGATGTTCTTATGAATGAAAATGTTGATACTAATCGAACATTGAGTAATGATATTCACGAGATTAATGAAATCTTTGGAATTGAAGCTACAAGAGCTATTATCCTAAGAGAATTAGTTATGGATGATTATGAAGTCAATTACAGACATTTAAGCTTACTTGGTGATATTATGACTCATAGAGGTGTCATTATGCCTATTGAACGTCATGGTATTAACCGGTCAGCAGAAAGAGGACCCATTGCTAAGGCTACTTTTGAGGAAAGCACAGAAATTTTGGTGAAAGCATCGACATTTGGTGAGAAAGATAAGATGGGTGGAGTTAGTGCGAATGTTATGTTTGGACAATTACCTAAGGTTGGAACGAATGCATTTGATTTATTACTTGATGAGAGTAAGTTTTTAAGTGAAATGAAATTAGTTAGAGAAAGAGAAAAAGAAAAGAAAGAAGAAGTTAAACCAGTAAATTCTGAAGCAATTGAAAGTAAATTGGTTAATGAATATGATGAGAATATTGGTGAAAATATTGATGCTCAATTTGATTTTGTATTTGATGCCACAAAGAACCCTGAAAAACAACTTCCTCCACACATCTTCCCAGATACAGGCATTGAAGTTAAAGAAACACCTAAAAAGAAAAAGATTACCATGAAGAAGAAATAATCAATTAGACTTGATGAAATTTAAAATTAATAAAAAAATTATATCTATGATATAATTTTTTTTACATAAAACATTATTAGTCGATTTTTCTCATAAATGAGAAAAATTGATAGTTTTTGTAATTAATTATAGTAATATATAACACAAATGGAAAATGATATTGTTACGATTTGGTCAGTGCTCAAAAATGAGCCACTTTTAATTAAATGCTGTAAGGAGAACAATGATAAAGAATTTTTTACAGTATTACACCCTGATTTTAATATTAATGTGTTACAATGGTTATTATGGTATGTTGGGTCTGGAGTCCGTTCATTTGTTCAAGTCAAATATGGCTCTTTTTCGAGAAAGGATTGGGCTTTCCATAAAATTGAGATATTATATAATAATCTCTCAAAAGAAATCTGGAAAGAACTTGTCCATTCATCAACAGGATTTTCAAATAAATGTAAAACTATTCACTACTTCACAAGAAATGCATATACAATCGATATAAAACACCTTGAAGAAATAAATAAAATGTTTGATTCAGTTAATGGTAGATTCGCGTATAGTCATATAGCAGATGAATATGGTTACACACCTGGAAAATATGTAGAATTTCATAGAAAAAGACAAGAAATATTTCGTAAAAAAGCAAAGACAAAAGTAGATAATATGGTTAAAAAATATCATGAACTTGAATCTTCACTTAAAAACGAACTACATCTATCAACAATGATTGAATATTATGATGAAATAAAAGAAAGATCTAATCAAGGTTTTATTGAAAATAATCCTATTATTAGAAAAAAAATTATTGATATCATTAAATCAAGAATTGAAGTGTTCCTTATTCACGAAAATCTATTCAACGATGAACTAACTAAAATTGAAAAAGAAGAAGAAAAATTAAACAGAGGCCTATCCCAAGTTAGTAATAACTCATGGATTATCAACGCATACAAAAATATAATCAAAGGAACCAACGAAGACAAAATAATTGATAATTACCTATCAATTAAAAAAATTAATCTTTATAATGATACCACAAATTAAATGCCCACTTCTCACCTACCGACACTGGAACCGACCTATGCGTAGAATCATAATTTATCTTCCCATCCTTCGTATAATTCTCAAAATATATCATCCTACCCAATTTCGGCTTTATCCTCAAATTTAACTTCGGAAACTCAGTCTCTCCCCCATCCACCACATCATTCAAATAAAATAAACAAGTCATCTTCCTATGCTTTATACCCTCCTTACTATTCCTCTCCGGACTCGGATCCACATGCGACCTATACTCCTCCCCAGGACCATAATGTATCACCTGAAAAAATGGATCAAAATTTCTTCCAGGCTTATTCAACAACAAAATTACCTTCTTAAATACCTGAAAAATATCCTCATCCTCTATATACTTCAAAAAATACGATGAACCCGTCCTTATTTGTGAAACCTTCGCACTTGTCCCAGTTCCAACCTGCGCCCTCTCCATCTTATCCTTACAATAATCTATTATCAATTTACACTCCTCCGGACTTAAAAAATTATCTATGGTGAAAATCAATGGCTTCTTATGAACAACATCCAATTTTCTCTCATCCATTTCTTAATACTACAAATTTTTTTTAACCTTAGAACTCAAATAACCCAATATCTCACCCATAACCCTACAATCCACCTCATTATACCTCACAATCTCACCCATTCCACCCACCTCCCTCAAACTCTCACCACTCCTCAAACCCTTAATCAACACCCCATTCGCACCTAAACCATCCACTATACTATCACCCCAATCCACCCCTATATAACCCAACTTCTTCATATTCCTCGCAACATCCTTCAAACTAAAACTTCTCATACCCTCAAAAACTATCCCATTCCCCTTAAATATCCTATACAAATCCAACCAATCAAATTCTCCCCTCACCCTCCAATCTCTCTTCAACCTCCCATATAACACCGGCTCAGCCTGCGTCCAATGCACCAACTGAAACCCATCATAATCCCTCGACACATCCCTCATATACCCAATCCAACTTAATACATTCCTCTTCTCCGCCCTCTCACTCAACTCCTCCGGTATAAATACCCTATAAACCCACCTATCATCATCATAATACCCCACACCAATCATATACAAATGAACTCTCGTATCCTTCCCAAAACTAAAATCACAACCATTTATATACTCAAAATCCACATAAAAATTTAATATACCCCCCCTAACCAATCCACCCAAATCCAACTCCCCATGACCAAACTCCAAATCACCCAACATCTTCCCAACTATCTCACCCTTCTCCGGACTTAAATTACCCATCAAACTTCCCCCACCATTCACATCATCCCTTATCCTCACCGATACATTCCATATACGCGTTAACTCACCAATCTTATTAGATACAATCTGCTTAGCTTTATGCCACGGATAATCATTCCTATTCTTCATATTCGGCCTCAAACTACTCACATGCGGATTATATACATCCCAATTCATACCAACCCTCTTCACCTCCCTAACCCAATTTAAAGCCAAACTCACATCCCCACCAATCAACTCATCATTAAAATCTATCCCTCCCAACCTCTCCAACCCAGAATAAATTCTTCCCCCCTCCAACAACCTCCTACCCAATATAAATGCCCTCGACTGCCTAAATTTATCCCCAACCCCATAAAATAATCCATCCAATATACTATTATAAATATACAACTGCGCCTTATACGCCCTCTTCCCACCATCATTCAACATCCTACCATTCTTTCCAACATGTATCGTCGAACACTTCACATCTATCACATAATAATTCCAACAATAATCCACTACAGTCGGCTTTACCAACCCACAATCCAATCCAAATATCTCCCCAATTACATCTCCCCTAACCAATAAATCAGGTATTCCATAAACATCCAATTCACTATCCCACAAATAACCCTGATAAATTATCTGAACACCATTTCTCATCGCATTAATTGTATCATCAATTCCCTCACCACAAAAATGATTATAACTTTCTCGTATATCTATAAAAGTATAATCCTTCTTTCTTAATTCCTCAATAACATAATCCTCAAACTCATTACCACGACTCATTATATGCTCTATATAACTATTACTTGAATCATCCCTCACAAAACCCTTCAACTCACCATAATGCTTAAACCAATCTAAAATTGGGTCATTAATAAAATAATTACGCAATTCAGTCGCAGAAATACCATAATCAATCTTTCTCCTCTTATTACTAATAAAATTCTTAACAGAATCCTCAAAAACCATTTTTTATATAATTATAAAAAACGCTTTAACCCAATTATTACTCCCTATCTTCTCCAACCCCAAAAAAATCTCTTATCACATCCGGCAAATCCCTCCTCTTAAATATATAATTACCTACCCTACTAACCGCACCATAACTACTCCTCCAATCCATCTGCTGCTCCAACAACATAATAAAATCCTTCTTCCTATTATACATATACCCATAAAATCCCTTAGGATTTGACTTTCTCACCCTCTTCTCCAATACCACTATATTCATACCCAAAGCCTGCGATAACACAAATATATCCACCATATTCGCCGGATAATCATCCGTCAATATAAACTCTCTCAACTGCTGTATTGTATTCACATTCTTATACAAATTTCCATTAAAATGCTTATACAAAGCTATCAACCGATTCACCCCATTCTTAATCTCCCCATTCACCCCCTTAAAAATAGGCTCCTCACTTATCTCCTGCGAAGTTATCCTCTCTACCTTCTGTATCTCCAAACTCTTCACACTCTTAACCGTCTTCAAATGATTCATCGTATCACCCAATATCCTTAACATCGCACTATATAACGTATCCTTCTTCATCTTATCATCATAATACATCACCTTCGGCCCAAATATCTTCTTCCAATAAGACGGCAATGGCTGCAAATTTAACGTATTTAAAGTCAATTCTGCTGAAGTACTCAAATACTTATTCTTATTAACCCCCTTATAATTAGGCTCAACCTTACTAAACAAACCATTCGTCCTCAACTCATACTCCTTCTTCTTCTTAAATAACTCCGCAACCTGCTTCAACAAATCCTTAGAACCATCTATCATAATCTCATCCTCCCTCTTCTCAACAACCTTACTTATTATCTCATCCAATTTATCATATATTATTTCATCCCTCAATAAAGGTATATTAACAATCTCCTCAGTCAATTTCTGCACAAAATAAGGAAATAATTTTACCTTATCAAATGGACTTTTATCCAATACTATCAACTTACACTCTCCACCCGAAAAATAACAATGCATACTACTCAAACACTTCGAACTCTCCTTACTACTCCCACAAGTCCTCCTCAATTTAGGCTTCACATACCTTTCTATCGGAAAAGGCAGATTCTTCAAAACAACTACAATCTTTCTACATATCTTCTCCAATATCTTATAAATCTGCTGCTTCTTATCCCTCTTACTTATATCCTTACTATCCAATATCTCAATTATCTTCTCTTTTTCAGGTAATACCTGCAATTTACGCGCTACCTCCAATCTTAAACGCTCATAAGATTCCTGTATATAAATATAATATAATGTCATCAAAGCTCTTTCATTCATCATCTCCTTCCCTTCTGATATGAACTTATCCACATTATAATAATACTTACCCGATGCCTCCAATAAACCAAAATCTCTCAAATCTCTTCCAACCGGTATTATACTATTATCCTCCAATTGTATCGCATTTACCTGCCCAGTTGCCATCTTAAACGCCCTCATAGGCTCATAAGGATAATTATAATTTTTAACAATATCTTTATAAAATTTTAACGTGTATTTTAAGTTTTTAGGATGCCAATTACTAATAATTTCTACATCAGATAATACCCCCTGCGGCTTAAACGGCATTAAATATCCCTCCTCAGATACAAAAGCAAAAGCCTTATTATAACTATCCTTTACCTGACCCTTAATCTTTTCTTTATAAGTTTCCAATATTTCCTTAGCAGTTATCTGCGACTGAATCGCAAAATATTTATTACCTAATGAATTTTTACGTATTCTTTCCCAATCAACTAATTGCTTACTAATACAGTGAGTTGTAGCCATTTGATATAATTTTGATATATTTGGATCATCTTCATTTAAAATCTTTTTAAAATTCAAATTACCTTTTTGATTATGGAAATAATAAACTGGCTCATAATATCTACCATCTGTATAAATAATAACTGACTTCCTTCTCGGATTATAAAACTCAATCGCATTAAATCCAACCGGACAAATAATAGAACGAGAATTTAATATATAAATATTTAAACCATCCTCCTCCAATATCCTTGGCCTCGACAAATAATCCCACAAAAACTCCTCAGTTATCATCTGATTATTACTCATCATATAAGCCCTAAAATTATCTATTGGATTACTCTTACTTATATCAAATACTACCGACAACTCCCCATGATTTAAACTATCAAACATCTACTGATCCAATTTTCTCATAAATAATTCCGTCTTTAAAGAATTTATATCCAACTGCATCTTCTGCTCAACTACCGACACTATCGCCTCCAAAAATGACTGATTCGCATCATTCTTCACCCCATACCTCAAATAACATCTCGCATCATTCGGCATTTTACCAGTATCACACCTTGAACCCAATAATGTCGCTACATTTGGCGGTAATAATCCCAATCTACCCTTTGGCAACGGCATCTTATCCCTACCCATAACATAATCTATCTCCTCCACTTCATTTCCAGTATTAACATTCTTACCCAAACATTTCATAAATTTACCATACATTGATGAAGATGGAACATCCTGCGGTCTTTTAAAACAACACGGCATACATAAATGCTTCGGATGATAACTCTCATCAATAAATCCAACCCACGGCTGAAATTTTTTAGGGTCAACTACCTTTAACCAAGTTTTTTTACCTTTTTTCTCACAAGATGGACATAACGCCGTATAACAAGTTCCTTCTCTAATTTTACGTTTTTGTATTCTATCTTTAATTAGATCAAATGGAAGAGGTATCTCCTCCTCCGGACAAAATACCTGCGCACAAATATAATAATTTTGTCTATCAGGAGAACTACCATATTTAATAACATTTTTATAAGAACCTGGTAAAATAGCTGGATTTTTAGCCGGATCATTCTTTAAAACAATCGGCTGCCTATCTTGTTGTTGCTGACATTTTCTGGAATATTGTTCGAATTTATCATTCTTTTCAAATTTAAAAATTGGATTATCATAACGCTGAAGACGACGTAATGTATAAAATTTATCTTCACAGAAATCTTCACATACATCGTGTTTTTTATTAACTTTATCACAAGTCATTTTTCGAATATCCTTACCTAAGTCTTCATTTTTAGCAAGATATGAGTTACGGTTAAAATTTCCTTCAGGAATATTCTCAGTGATTTCTTCTTCAATATTTTCATTGGAAGATATATTCACATTCAACTCCTCATTTGCATAAATATTTCCCAATGTAT